GGACAGTGGCTTGTACTGGATTGAGGACAAGCCTACTAATGCAGAACTAGGTTTGCGTATGGGACTTAAGAGCTTGGTTATGGAGCATGCGTTTAACCTACACTACGAAGGAGAAGCGCCGTTTGTTAAGAACTGGAAAGAAGTTTACGAGACCGTAACTGGTAACGTTCATAGCCATACACGCTGGCATTAAAAAAGGGAGCGCAAGGCTCCCTTTTTATATGGCTGTAATTAGTTTTTACTCAGCAGCAAATTGAAGTTTATAAGGTTCTTCGCGAAGATCACTAGGATCATTTACAACGTTATCACCCCATGGGATCTGAACAGTTGTGCTAAGTGTTGGCGGTGTACTGTCTGCATCAATAACATTACGATATGGATACTCATTGTATCCAGCATTTGCGTAGTTAAATGTAATTGTAGCACGATCCTGCCAAATCTTTTGATCTTTAGTTGCCCATTCACTATCTCCACTGTTAGCAATATCATTGCCATCAATGTTTAGTGCAGTCCATGCACTAGCAAAAATGCGTTCTACGGGGGAGTATTGCCCGCGCTCGATCGCCGCGTCTTGGTTTATCTTTTGAGGGCCACTTTTAAATGTGTCGAATTGGGTTGTGTAGAAGCATCCACCTGTGTTAATAATAACATTTCTGTCATTGTCTGCGTCTACATAGTATGGGTTAGTGAACACTACTTCCATAATATGACTGCCTTCAGTCAAACCAGTTTTAGTAAACTCGAACTTTTGTGGTGCGTCACTAGTACCTGTAATTTCCAAGCCAGACACTTCTGTGTTTCCATCGATAGTAATGTCAACGGTGGCATTTTCGCCGCCGGACTGATCTTGGTAAAGATTCAATTCAAATTTTACGTCAGCCATTTTAAATTCTCCTAATTAGGGTGTACATATGTACTTTATTTATCACCATATATGTCTAATACCTCACGTACAGCAGGGTGTCTTTCAATATCAGCATAGTCGAATGTTACAAAGTCAATGAACTGACTGTCCCTGTAACCATTGTAAAGTCTGCTAAAGTCAAGCAGTCCGTTCTGTGCTTCCCTGCGGTCAGTCTGTTGTATGTCGCCTGTAACTACCATACGACTGTCATCTCCAATGCGTGTAAGTAGCATTTTCATTTGGTTTGGGGTAGCATTCTGCATTTCATCCGCAATGATAAATGCATTTTTAAAGGTACGACCACGCATAAATGCAAGTGGTGAGATTTCAATGACCATTTCATCTATCATGTGTTTGATCTCTTTGGGTGAATAATACTCTTGGAATACGTCAAAGATTGGGCGTGTCCATGGTTCCATTTTACTATTGATATCTCCTGGTAAAAAGCCATGTCGTTCGTCATCTACACCTACAGCCGGGCGTGTGATAACTATTCGATCAATGTCACGTTGTCGCAATGCTCGTATTGCAGCCTGTACAGCCAGCATGGTTTTACCTGTACCCGCTGGTCCTGTTGCAAATACGATAACGTTTTGTTCGTTCAATAGTGATTGGATGTATGTTTCTTGATTTAGGTTACGAGGTAAAAGAACTACCTGCTTTTTTCTTTCAATAAAAGACTCGATGTTAACAACATTGCTGCTGTTATTCTTGTATGAACGTTTTGCATTTTTGCGACTCATTTAATGTTTCCTCCTGAGTTAGAAAAGACACAATGACCCGCAAGTCTACAAATTTTACATGAGGCATTGTGCCTCCTTTCATATATATTTAAGAGTCGGTCCTTTGAAATATATACTACTATTTTACAAAAGGCTCTACAAAGGGTAATATTTTTAATGCAAAATCTGTGTGCGCTGGCTCAAGTGGATGAGTAGCACCCATTGGATAGTCCCAACGTTGTGACCATTTATAAAAGCCCTCAAACTCTCCTGGATAGAATATTCTGCTTTCATCCAAGCTCTTATACAATGTATCGAGTGTGCTGTCTAGTTTGGTATTGTGATCAAATATTATGTCGTCAACATAGGTGTACACATATTCTATCTTACGTTGTTTTAGCCAGTCCTGTAAAAACACCATCTCTTTTACAGTAGTATACAGTTCATAATATTCGCTGTCACCTATATCCCTAAAGAAGTGTTCGCTAAAGTCTGCAAGTCCTGTGGATTGCGCCGTAAGTTGATTACGCTTGTAATGGTCGAATACTGTTTCTTTGAAGTTTTTAAACGCATCTAGTATTACACTTTGGTCACGTTCGTGCGTCCATGGAGTAATTGTGTACCATGGTGCGTCACGTTCGTGTGTATCATATTTAAAACGAAACTCGTAGCGACTAGGATAACTCCACATCACACTAACAAATATGTCATGTCCTTGTTCTATGTGCTTTTGACATGCTGTCATAGTCCTACGTGCTATGGCACTGTTACCATGTCCTCCCCAGGCAGTACAGTCATAGCTCATACCTAAATGAGTAGCTAGGTTAGCAGCCCATGTATATTCGCTGAAATGTTTAGGTGTGCAGTCGTCTAGTTCATTACCATAGGTAAAACTATCACCGCCTGAGATTAATATTGTCATTGATTATGTAACCATTATATGCTACTATTATAAATATTTAGTGGAGTTAAGATGAACCTTAAAATTCTCAATGAAGTAGAACACATGTTACAAACAAGCCCACAGGCTGTTCGTAATCATAGCAAACTAAAACAACTTGTGCGTGGCATATTTGACGTTGAGTTAAGGAGCACTACATTTACTTCAGTATACGATCTCACAGAAGAAATTGACAGCCTAGTGTTGGACAAGTACTTCAGAAACGTGTGGCAACCCGAAACTAAAAAGTTCAAGTACAGCGGGCTTAAAGTTATTGAAGAAGTTAATTCACTAAACCCTAGAGCAGTACTAGATATTGGCTGCGGTTATAATGAATTCAAAGGTAAGATTCCAAATCTCATAGGCATTGATCCCTACAACAATTGTGCTGATATTGAGGTAGGACTACTAGACTATCAGACCGATACAAAGTTTGATGTTGTAATAGCACTGGGAAGTATTAACTTTGGCAGCACAGACAAGATATTTGCAGAACTAGAAAAAGCAGTAAGTTTGTGTGCACCAGGTGCTGTGATGTTCTTCCGTGTAAACCCTGGACATCAGCACGATAAGCCTGAAGCACGTTGGATTACATTCTATCCCTGGAACTCAAACTTTATTATTAACTGTGCAGATCATTTTAACGTGGACGTGCTAGACCTACGTAACGATTCAAATAATCGTATGTACTTTGTTTGGCGTACTAAATAAAGTTGGTAACGCAGACTGCGGTCTAGTTCACCAACAATCCTAAAAGGAATAACCATGTTACCCGTAAGACATTTCTTCACGGGTGCGCCTGGTAGTCGTTGGAGTGGCGTTGCCCAAGACATAGAAGCAAGTGGCTTCTACGACACATCAGATCGTACCCCAGAACGCACATATAAACATAACGAATTCTCAGGACATGTTGGTGCTTACTTTGGCACTGGTATGGAGTTTCCTGCGAGTTTGGATCCTGAGGTGCTAGATGCACCTTATACAGGCATAGGCACACGACTACACAAAAGTCACGAGTGGGCGTATATGCTTGACGATATTGTTGAGCAATATCCTGATTGCTGGATCACATTACTATACAGAGAAGATTACAAGTGTTTGAATTGGTGGTTACAAGCAGGTGGCTTTGATATAACATATCCTAACTACGACATGTATCAAAACGAATCAGTAATGTTAAGCATGATAGGCGCACAAAATCATCACATACTTGAGTTTGCACACAAGCACAGGCTAACATGGCATCATATTGACAGTCATGCAGACGTATTGAAAGCAACATGGAAACAGTAGCAGCACTAGTAGCCGGAACTCTTTACGGACTTGTAATTGGTATAATACCCAGTGCAGGTGCTACTACTGGTTTGGTTGCACTTTTTGGTGTGATACATTACTTTGTTAATGAACCTTACCTAGGTGTAATATTTTTAATGGCAGTAGTTGCGGCAAGCACAACAGGTGATAGTTTTACAGGTATTCTACTGGGCATACCAGGTGCTAACAGTGCAGCCGCTACCATGGTAGATGGCTTTCCACTCGCACAACAGGGCAGAGCAAGTTATGCAATTAGTGCCGCAGTAACAACAAGCACCGTAAATGGGTTGCTCTGGGGATGTCTAGTATTCCTACTATTGCCCTGGTATACCAACTTACTAATAATATTAGGCATACCTGAACTGTGGGCGTTTATAGTTCTTGCACTTGCTACAGTAGGTTTTGTAAGTAACAGTTATTGGATTAGAAGTTTAGTTGCTATTTGTGTAGGAATATTCCTAGGACTAGTAGGTGTTAATCCAGAAACAAATGCACCACGTTTTACATTAGGCTGGTTCTATTTGCAGGATGGCATACAGTTAATGCCTGTAGTTGCCGGTTTGTTTGCAGTACCAGAACTCATAGCTGGTTTACAACGTACAAGTACAGCACGTATTGCTCACAATGAACTTTGGCAAGGTGTTAGAGCAACATGGGAACATCGTTGGCTAGCATTACGCGGCGGCTTTATAGGTGCATTCATTGGCCTATTACCAGGACTAGGCGGCGCAATGGCAGACTGGATGGCATACGGCAGTGCAGTAGCAGCAAACCCTAAAGAAAAGTTTGGCAATGGCAACATCAAAGGCGTGATAGGACCAGAGGGTGCTAACAATGCACAAAAGGCTACTAGCATGATACCAACAGTGCTATTTGGTATACCTGGTGCTCCGTTTGCTGCGGTGTTAATGGCATTGTTCATGTACCTAAACTTTGAATTAGGCACACCAGACATTGCAGCAGACACAGAGTTTTTTACAAGTATGAGCTTTGGCTTTTTAGCAGCAACAGTGTTAGTTGCGCTACTTTGCCTAGTATTCATCAAACCAATTACACAAATTTGTACAGTACCTTACAAGTATTATTTTCCGTTCCTGTTATTTGTTATCATGTGGGCATGTATGCAGTACACAGGAGGATGGCAAGATCTAGCAGTATTAGCAGCATTTAGCGTGTTGGGCATGATATGCAAACACTATAAGTTTAGCAGACCAGCACTACTAATGGCGTTTATACTTGCTGACAAGATTGAGAGTTTTACCCTACAGCTCACAAGTCTTTACTCAGTAGGGGATTTAATAACGAGACCTATCTTTATGGCAGTGATGCTGTTTACTGTAGGTATTTTCGCATATAGTTTAAAGAGGAAAGGATCCATCGATTATGCGTAAACTATTTTTAGCACTCACAGTCATGCTATTTGCAACACCAGCACTAGCAGACTACACACTAGTTGTACCACAGAAGCCAGGTGGCGGTACAAGCGTCTGGGCACAGATTGTTGCCACAGAATGGGAAAAGCACCTAGGCGAAAAGATTGTCATCAAGCACATTCCAGGTGCTCGTGACATTCCAGGCTTTAATGCTTTCCACAATGAACTACAAAATGATCCAAAGACTATCATGGTATCACATGGTGGTAACGGTGTAAGTTTTCTACAGGAAAAGGTAGATTACAATTATGCTGACTACGACAGTGTAGGACTTATGAACTTGGATATTATCTCAGGTATTCGCAAGGACTATAAGGAGGGTGATAAGATCAAGTTCGCAGCAGGTTCAGGTATGGTACCAGAGGGACTTGCTATTGCACAGTTGCTATGTGGTAATCTAGATAATATTCAAAGTTATGTAACATGCTTTAAGGATAAGGTCGTATGGGTACCAGGTATGAGTGGCGGGCAGCGTAGACTAGCGTTTAAGCGTGGCGAGCTCAATGGTACTAGAGAAAATCCAGCAGCATACAAGAAGCATGTAGAGTCTAACGCAGACGCCAAGTTGTGGTTTACACACGGCATTCTACAAAAGGATGGTTCACACGCTGACGATCCAAACTATCCAGGCTATCAGTTTGAGATCCTATTTGAAAAGCAGTGGGGTGAAAAGCCCGACAATGTTCTCTATCCTGCTTACAAGCTAGTTAAGAGTTTCCGTGATGGCTTACAAAAAGCACTATGGGTAGGCAAGGGTAATCCAAACCTAGACCATTTGCGTAAGACACTTACAGCAATGACACGTGATCCAGCTAGTGTAAAGGCTATCCAAGCAAAAGTTGGTGACTATGAATGGCTAGTAGGCTATCGTGGCAATCAGCAGCGTGACACACTAATGACATTTGTTACAGCAGATGCCCTAAAAACACTTGTACAGTTCAATTCACAAGCATTTGGACTAGTAAGTATATACAAGCCTGAACTTGTCAAGTAATGGTAGTATATGTAAAGTATGCAAGTGCAGTGATCATCCTTTGTGCGATGGTCCTGCACGTTGCAGGCATTACGCCTTGGAACAGCATACTACAGCTTTTAGGTATTGCAGGCTGGACTTATGTAGGCTTTAAGTGGAATGAAAAGGCTATTTTACTTAACTTTATGCCACAGGTACTGATAATCGTACCTATGCTCGTATACCTTTATTTGTTATAAATACAATATAAGGGTATTAATATGGATATCAAAGACATCGTTGAAAACAGCAAGAAGATTTATATGAGCGAAAGTGCTCTAGAAACTCTCATGGACTTTGAGCGTGTACTAGACGAGCTTGATCTTTATGCATTTAAGAATTGGAAAAAGGGCGAACTTATTGAAGGTCCTATTAAACACAGACATTGGGTAGAAGCTACATTTATGTGGCCACACAAGCTAATGCCTGATCCAGACGGTGCTAAGAGACTGTTAGAGTATCGCTCTAAAGTTGAGTATAAAAAGGACAAACTTAGTACACCAGTAAAAGTCGAGTCACCCAGTGATTTCCGTCCAGGCACTAAAAAGCCCAAACTAAAAGAAGATCCTGTTTGGACAGTTCGTATCCAAATGCCCCTCGAAGTTATGACAGATATTAGAGAAGGCTTTATTGAACTTGAAGGTCAGGAAATTGATCTCAAGGATCTAGATGATGCTTATGATCAAAACATGCAAGACACAACAGCAATGACAGCACAACAGGGTGCTATGCCAGGAGATCCAAATGCCCTCCCAACAGCTTAATGAAGCACTAGAAGCACAGGATCTTGCAGGAAGAGTCAGTAAGAAAATACACATTGACGAGTTCTCAAGTAAGATGGGCGACGACAGTGATGTAATTGTTACTACATTTAAAGTATTTGGAAAACAACCTGCAAACGACCTAGAACGTTTCCTAGAGCGTGGTTACAGTTGGATACTTGATGCAGAAACATCACCTGGTGAAATTGCCAAAGATGAATATCTAGTGTTTGTAGAGTGCGAGCGTCGTAGCTGGTATCCTCAAAAACTAATGAGCTTGATTGGTGATCTAACCAATCTAACCGAGCATGAACAAGATGCTTGGCAGGTTATGTACTTCCAAGACAAGCGTAACCCCACCTACAAACTAAACACCAAGAGTTTAAATCAAATTGTACCTCTTAGCCCACGCAACTATCGTGAAGCAAAGGGTGCAAAGAACGTACTAGAGAGTATGTTAAATTCAGCACGTATATCAAGAAAACAAGGAGACATCGATGGATTTACAGCGTTTGAGAGAAGACCTCGAGACTGACGAGGGTGTTAAATACGAAATTTACCTTGACCATCTTGGCTATCCTACTTTTGGGATCGGGCATCTTATTCGCGAAGATGACCCCGAACATGGCGAAGCCACAGGCACAGAAGTATCAGAGTCTAGAGTCGCTGAAGCCTTCGAGCAAGATGTCCAAACAGTATTGTCTGACTGCGCCAAACTTTATTCGGACTTCGAAGAGTTGCCAGAGGAAGCTCAACAAGTGATTGCTAACATGATGTTTAATCTAGGCTATCCACGTTTAAGTGCTTTCAAAGGCATGAAAGCGGGTGTTGATGCACGAGATTGGAATCGTGCAGCAGACGAAATGATCGACAGTCGTTGGTACAAGCAGGTTACTAATCGCGCACAAAGGCTTGTAGATCGCATCCGTGCACTAGCATAATCCTATAAATACTGCATAGCTTAGGAGCATTGCTAATGCGTATAAAAGAAATAATGGAAGCAACACCTGGCAATGGTCCAGCAAGTGCTACCCAAGTAAAACCTCCAGCACCAGCTAGGCCTGCTACTACTGCACCTAAACCTGCTACACCACCTG